GTGGATTCCAGCTGTGAGGCATCGGCGCCAAGAATGACGCGCAGCCGTCCGATGATCGACATGTCAGGCCCCTTTGGCCGCGCGCCAGTCAGCCCACGTCATCTTCGGCAGGACCGAAGTGATGCCGGCAAGGCGCGCCCTGATTTCTTCCGGGTCTGCGGCGGATCGGCCCGCCTTCAGCAGTTTTTCAAATGCGGGGATCTTCTGGGCCCGGATCAGCCGCGCCGTCATCCACGCAAGGTGCACTTGGTCTTTCTGCGCCTCTTCCATGCGCTGGCGGGCAGCGCGCATCTGCGCGAGGTAAAGCCGGGGGGTAAGCGTCCAGAACGTGTCGGGCGGATAGCCCGCCGCGACATAGTCCTGATACAGGTCCAGATACCCTAGACCGCTGCCCCCGGCTGCGCGTTTCCCGGCGCGGCCCCGGGCGTGGTGACGGCCTTTGCCTCTTCCGCCGAGGGCATCGCCGCCTTGGCCAATGCCGCCAGTGCGTCGGCATCATGGCTCAGCAGCTCGCCCGCATCCCGCGCGGTGGCATCGGCATGATGGTGCAGCATGCAGGCATGGACCATGGCGCGCATGTCGCGCAGCGTGGCCTCGCCTTTTTCCATCGCCTCGAACGAAGACATGGCATCGTTGCCGGTCATGTCCTCGAATTCGATCATGGTGTTGAAGTCGAGCCGCAGCCGCCAGCGCTTGTCGCCCACGGCCACATCGACCTCGCCCAGAAACCGGTTGGCCATCAGGCGCCCCCTTCCTCGATAATTTGCGCGTTCAGCCGGAACGTGACAGTGGCCGTGGCCTTGTCGTTCACCGGCGCGGTGCGCGAATAGCCCTTGAGGAAACCGGAATAGGTTTCGGGCGTGCCGTCTTCACCAATGGTGAACTCGATCAGCACCTCTTCGCGGCTGGCGCGCAGCGACTGCAGCAGCACATCGGTGGCATTGCCGGGCACGTAGTTCAGCGGCACGCTGACTTCGCCGCTATCGGTCATCCCCGGGATGAACTGCTTTCTGCCGTTGGGCGACTGCATGTGAGACACTTCGATCTCATCGACCTGTTCGTCGGGCAGTTCCAGATCGCCGACAAGGTCCAGCGCTGTCCATGTCGGGGTGGCGCCCACGCCGATCCGGACGGTGCTGCCATAGCCAATGATGCCATCGGGCATTGTCATCTCCATTGTGAAAGGGGTCAGAGGCCGCAGGCGCGAACCTGCGGCAAGGCAGCCTTGCGACCGCGTGAGGGCGTCAGGGCAGGGTCACGTCCGAATCGGCGCGCGAGGCCAGCAGCATCGCCTCGAAGGTGACGCGGCGGGCGGCGAACACCACTTCCCCGCGCTCCACCCGCACTTCCGACCCGACCGGCCGGATCATCATGACCAGCCCGCCGAGTCTGCCGCTGGCCGCGATCTCGCGCTCCAGCGCAAGCTGGATGTCGTCGATCTGATCCAGCGCGTCCTGATCCGTTCCGCTGGCCTGCAGGACGAAATCCAGCAGCACCGTGCGGCGGTCGGTGCGGGTGCTGTCGCCGTCGATCCGTTCCGACCGGACATAGCAGTAGAGCGCGGGCAGGTCGTCATCGGGCACGGCCCCGCCCGTGGGCGGCTGTTCCAGCACCGTGACCTCGCGCGTCGCACCGCCGACAATGACGGACAGACCAGCTTCGGACAGCAGATCGACGCTGGCGCGCCGGAGGGCTTTAAGAGGATGCATCGATGCGCTCCAGTTCGATGACAAGGCGTGCGTCCGCCGCCGGGCTGCCGCTGGGCAGCGCGGACAGGCAGCGATAGGTCTTGCCATTGCCGGGGGTGACGGTGCCGCCCCGCACCAGATCCCCGATCAGGCGGCGATCCCCGGACAGCGTGGGCAGGACGGTGGTGACCTCCTGCCCGTCCTGCCCGAGGACGACCACCGGAGCCTCGCGGAAGATGGCCTGCACGGTCCGGGCCGCGCCATCCTTGGGCTGGACGGTGAGCGAAGCCCCCAGCACGCCGTCGAGGATCCCGGTCATGCCGTCAAAGATGCTGGCCATCAGCCTTAGCGGATGGTGCCGTCGAGCAGCACCGACCCCGTGGCGGAGGGATTGGCCGCGACTGCCATGGCCGCGCCGATCAGGGTGTTGTCGGTCGCGGTGGTGGTGGCCACCTTGTTGGTATCATCCCAGTAGATCTTGGCGCCGATGGTCCACGCCTGCGCACTGGTTTTTGCCAGGGCGAAAATGCCGCGGCGCACCAGCACCACGTCCTCGGCTTCGGCGGCATCGAACTGCGCCACGCCGAACAGCGCGCCGACAAGGGCACCCTCCCCGGCATCCACGTCATAGGGCGCCGGAACGGTGATGTTCTCACCGGGGGCGATGAAGTTTTTCATGGGTCTATCCTCTGCATGCCGCGCCCTGCGCGGCGTCGGAATGGAAACGGGCGACCGCAGGGCCGCCCGTCAGCGCATCAGGTCAGGGCGTCGGATCAGGCCCCGGCGTTCTTGTAGGCGCCGCGATATTCGCTGGCCGCCGCGCCGAAGATGTGGCGAGCGTTCATGGTCACCTTGTCGGGGTTCATGCCCTCGATGGTCTGGACGGTGGGGGCGCCATAGCCTTCCAGATAGGCCGCAGAGATCGGCGGCAGATCGGAGCTCACCAGATACCATGCGGTATCCGACCCGCCCGCCGCCGCCCCGAGGTTCGGCACGGTGACCGGCGTCAGCGAGCCCTTGAACGGGTTCACGTTGCCATCGGTCGCGGGGGTGGTGGCGGTGCTGAACTGCAGGGCCGTGATCTCCAGAGCGGGCGGAACGATCAGCAGGTTCGGCTCGACCATCAGGAAATCATCCTTGTCTTTCGAGCCGAACGCCGTCTGTTCCCACATCGCCTTGCGACCCGCGCCGACCGTGGTGGCCGAGATCGCGCCACCGGAGCCCGCAAGGTTTTTGTGGGTCGCGTGGAAAAGCGCGAGGCCGTCAGACTTAAGCACGGCATTGGCGCGGATCAGCGACCAGACCATGCTGTTCTCCATCACCCGCGCCGCCATGGCGAATTCACGCGGGATGCGGTCGAAGGCAGACATGTCGTCATTCACCACTGCCTCAAAGGTCAGGCTGATGGTGCGGCCACGGCGCTCGACCTTCAGGCCTTCGGCCTCATCGCTCAGCGTCGCTTCCTCATACTCGCCGTTCTGCAGCACTTTCTTCAGCTGGAAGTCGCCGCCGAAGCGCACCGCGTGCATTTCGCGGAAATCGTTTGCAGTCATGGGCGTGCCCGTGACGATCTGCCAGTTGGCGCCGCGCCGGTCGTATTCGCGGATCAGCGAGCGGTTCATGACCTCGGTGGTGATATAGGCGAAGTCGCTGACCCCGTGCGCACCGCCCATCATGGTGGTGGCCCGGAAGCCCGCTTGCAGATTGTCGTTTTCCGAATAACTGCGCTGCGGCCCTGCCAGTTCGCGGGTCAGGCCGCGCAGCGTCATGCCGCGAAACTGCGCGCCCGGGCCGCTGTAATCGCGCATCATCGCCGCCACGAGGCCATTGATGCGCGTGTCGGTTTCGTCCCGGGTGATGCGGGCGCCGGGGGCAGCGCTGCGCCCCAGCGGCTCCGCTGCGGCCATGGTGGTCATGAAGCGGGCCGAGGCGGCTTCAACGGCGGTGCCGTCATCGATCAGCGCGTCGACATCGGCCTGCATCAGACGGCCCGAGGCGACAAACGGCGCGGCCATCTCGCGAATGCCGCGGACACGGGCGCGTTCCTGCGCGAGGGGATCGGGGGTGACCATGACCGGCGCGGGGGCCGGGGCGGGCGGAGTGGCAGGCGTGACTGCCGAGGGCGTCGGGTTGGGGTTGGGCATGGTGATCTCCGTTTCGGAAGGGGTGGCCGTCATGGCCGGTGCAGCGCCGCCCCCGGCAGGGTTCGGTGCCTGTGTCTGGTCGGGCGTGGCGGTGCCACGCGGCTTGCGGGCGTGCATCGCCCGGAAGTGTTTCGTGGCGGTCATGTAGAGGTTGCGACCCACCTCCATGCTGGCGATGACCGCCAGCGGTGCCGCGTCATCCTCTACGCCGACGATGCTGTCGACGAAGCCTGCAGCGACAGCCTCTTCGGGCGAATACCAGGTCTCCGCCTTCATGATCTGGCGCACCGCCTCCGGGGTCTG